ACTTGAGCTAGCCCTAGAGAATCGAGTTCCAACTGGGTTGTAAGAGCATCGCATTCTTCCATCAGGGTCAACTTTAGAAGTATCGAGAAAAGTTGCTCGTTCTTTGTTAAGTCCACGAATTTTAAGGATGATCGAGGCCTCGGGGTACCCCTTGCGGGCGATTCGTTTAAGGGCTTTTTCATCAGTGGTGTTACCTCCAGTCTTGTTCTTATACGCAGGTAACTTCTTGGTGACATAGAAGTAAGTGGCTACTTGCTTGGGAGAGTTAGGGTTCAGCTCAAAGCCACACTTTGCATGTAACTGTCTCAGTAGATCCTGCTCTTCACGCTCAGCATCATTGTAGGCTTGTTGCATAGAACCGAGGTTAATTCTAATTCCATGCTCCATTATGAAGACGTAGGGGAGGATGGACTTCCGCTTTCTTTCGTAGGCGAAGTAGTTGTGTTGTTTGAAAAGTGCTTCCATTTGCTTAGGGTATGCATCAGCACAGACCACAGAATCAAGAGCATTGTAACGCCAACCAGATTCCCAATTACCAATACCTTTAAGCCAGTACTTTCCGTCATCCTTGTAGTAAGGAATGTCAGTATACTGAGAGCAAATGAAGTGGAGGCCGACAGGATAGTCAGGTAGTAGAGTCTTCTGCGCAACCATTGTATCGTGTATATTGGATGTGTGGATTCCATATTTCCTCAGCATGTAGTGGCAATCGAACACTAGGTTCTGGCCTAGGATGGGGATAGTAGGGTCCTCGAGAATGGAGGCAATTTTCTTAAGAATCTCCGATTCTTGTGGGAGAGTGAAGTAGTCCCCCCTCTCACAAGTAAAAGGGATGGACATAACATCTGTAGGGGTGTAAGCAAAAGAGATGCAGGTCATCTCTCCGTTGAACACATCCACTTCGATGTCGTAAGCGACGGGGTTCCCAAGTTTGCCCCACATAGAGCAGACGTTGAGGAAGTTTAGGGCCTGGGAGAAGGTGGGACGGATGGCTATATGGCGATCTAGGGTTTTCCACTTCCCCTCTTTTACTTGGCGAGCCCTCAGTAAATCGTAGATGAGGAGTCTTTTGTTGGTGTATTGATTCTTCGGGAAGATGATCGTCGACGGGTGGATCGACGGGATAAGCGTCTTATCCGAGATGAGCGTTGGGGAAAGTACTGAACCCCTCCACTTCGTGACACCCACTCTATCGCACAGAGCAAAGAGCGCAGTGTTACCAAGAGCGATAATAACTTTACCTGAGCATTCTGTAAGTTCTCTTGCGAGTTCATTGATGTACTCCTGTCCAGGAGGATGGATTACAGTACCCTTCCTCGGATTGAATTCAATGTAGTGACCGAGGGGTCTATCGGCGTCCTTGATGACATTAGTAAAGTAACAGTCCGCACGATTAATCCCCGCGATGCGGAGGTTATCTTCAAGCTCCACGCCGGAGGGTCCACAGAAGGGCCTCCCTCGCATGATTTCTGTCTTCCCAGGCTGCTCACCTACGATTATGTAAGGGGAGGATTTAGAGCCAGATGGGGGTACGTAAGTTGCTCTCATAAGATTACACCATTAAATATTAGAGTTTTCCAAAACTTGAAGCTCCAAGTCCCATAAGATCTAGCCCATCAAACATAGTCCCAAAGAATTCAAACTTAGTTGCACCATAAGATGTCTTTAATTCCTCCATTAAATTACCCTCAATACTTTCAATCTTCTCTCTTAACCTAGCTGCTACCTCATCATCTCTAGCATATGCTTGCATACGATCCATAATGTTTCTCCCTAGTAATTATTATCAGGATCTAGTTTTATATCCAGGAGTAATTCTTCCAGATGTTTGGCAATCTTGTAATTCTCATCAACATCTTGTACAGTGGGACCTTCACCCTTGAATTCCTGTATAGCTCTTTCCAGAGCCTCTATCTTATAATCATCTACATACATATAGATCCTCCGTTTTTGCTATGTTACATAATGTAACGTAGGAAACTCCTACATTCTAGCCGGATCAAGTCTTGCACTCTCCTATAAAGGAGTCACTATCTTTTGCTTTATTCTTAGGGCCATATACTACAGTCCTTTCTCTAGCCCTTCCATGAAGAAGGTCATTAATTCCCTTGGCAATACATTGCATGAGGGCTAGATGACAGTCTGATCCGTGGCAATTATCCAATATGTCTTGAACCTCCAGAGGGGTGATAAAGCGAGGTTTATTTTTGTGTGGCATGGGAGATCCCTCCATATCTAGGATCATACTTACTACCAATCAAACTTCTTAAGTCCTCTCTTGCCGCCTCAACCGTGTACTCACCATTGAGTATATCTATCAGATATGTCCTATAGTGTGGCCAGCAAGCTTCGATATCATCTTCTATAAATTTTCTATCTTCGAACATGGAGGGCCTCCTAATCGCTAAGGCGATCAGCCGCGATGCTTACATAGCCGGCGATGTCAACGTAGTTATCTCGAGAGGGGCGTTGTCCTTGAACTCGAGCCATCTTGAAAAGGATCATCATGTGGGCCACATCCTTAGCTCGTAAGTGATGATGATCACTATTGTACTCATGCTGAAGATATGTTGACCAATATTCAGCGATAATCTGAAAGGAGTCTTCAGGTTTGCCGTAGGTATCCTGCCTCTCACCACAGATTATATTCTTGGCCTCATCAAGGCACTTGCCAAGGGAGCGGGTGGGACACTCATCTGCGATAGATCTGAGTTCATCCACGAGAGTCTGATCATTCTTATTCGTACAATCCTCAGGTGCATCATATCCATCATATACTGTAGGTCTCATTACATTACTCCTATCTCTTTGAGTTTAAAGTAGCATCTCATAGTCGCCCTCACATCAGCCATAGCATCATGGGCACCTTCGAAGTCCTCACCGAAGAGGATCTGATACAACTCTTCGAGCTTAGGAAACTTCTTACCCTTTCTACCACTGGGGAAGGGCAAGTTACAGTATGATATGGTTGAGGCCATAGTGCAATAATAAGGTAACTCTTCTATGTCTGACATCAAGAGGACTGAAGTATCAGGGTCAGTGAAGGTTCCTTGGATTTGGGCACTGGTGATCTGTATCAGCTTGATGTCGAAATTGAAGTTATGACAGGCCAGTGCATCACAACTCTGGGACAGCTCATGGAACTTGAGAAACATTTCTGTTGGAGGAATCCCCTCCTCGTTAGCTCGCTTGGCAGATATGCCATGTGCTGCGAGGGCGTAAGGGTTGATTGGAGTGTCACCGATTTGCACTAAGGTGCAGTACTCATTCACCACCTCGCCCTCATCAGTGGCTAAGATGGCCCCAAGTTGGAGGATCTTAGGCTGAGAGGGATCGTGATTGGGTTTCTTGAATTGGGGCAAGTTAGTAGTCTCAGTGTCGAAGAAGAGTATTTGACTCATTTAAGACCTCTTTTGAATTCATCTTGAATAGTTATCCCATATACACAACTGGTACATATATGAGGACCTCTTAGACTGGATTCTAAATTCCACGTAAAGTTATCAGTACTAGCAGATCTGGTCCAGCCTTGAAGTCCATCTGAGGATTTGGTAGTTACTATATTACCTCCACAGAAATCACATTTGAATTTAGTTTCACTACTCATACGCAGCCCTTCAGGTAGGCTTGAAGTTGAACTATAAATCCCTCTTTAAACTCTTTAGTAAGGTCATTACCAAAGGCTCCAACCTTGCACGTATGGGCTGCTAGGAGACTGGTACCAGACCCTAGAAAGGGAATGTATGCACTCTTGCCCGGAGCACAGAAGGTGCTGAAGACCTCGATCATGAGAGGGAGTGGACGTTGAGTGGGATGGATCTTCTGAGCTGGTGGCATCGGGTTGAACTCGAAGATATTGGACCGACCCATCTTATTTAACTTAGCACTACCATTCTTCCTACAGTAGAAGAAGGGTTCATAACAGTTGGCGAATTGAGTTTCGGGTTGCATAGTCTGACCAGTCGGCTTTATCCATAAGCCGGGGAGGAGGTTGAGTTTGAAGCCAATCTCTTTCAAGAGGGTGGAGATGAAGTTGAACCAAGGGTCCATAGCAAACCAGCAGATCATCCAGCCGTCATCTCGGAGGATACGGCGGGATTCGGTTAGGACTTTGGTGATGAACTCAGGATAGGCCAGCATCTCGATTTCATTATAACCTAGCATGGAGCCCATAGACTTCTTCGAATGGAGGTCCATGGCATAAGGAGGATCGATCTCGATGAAGTCTATGGACTTAGCTGGGATCTGAGCAAAGGTTTCGAAGCAGTCACGAAGAATGTAGGAGTCGTGGAGTTTCTTGAAGGTCTTGTCTCCAGTTCCCATGTCCTTAGTAAACTTCTCACTTTGCATGGAATTGTTCAGTTTCTTACCAATACTGTTGAGCAACTTTAGTGCGTCAGACTTGGACTTACATTTATCCAGTCCAATCTGCGGGAACTGTTCTATCGCTTGCGCCAACTTAAGATCCCTCGTAAGGTTAGCAGGACTCTCCTTAAGGAGCCTAGAGGTGTCTGCTTGAGACCATCCTGCCGCATCAGGTGTTTTAGAATGCTTGGCTCCATGTATGCTGATCTGCAGATCGTTAATCTTTCTTTTGAGGGCGATTTCTTCGACATAGGTCATCTCCTTGCGGTCCAAGTTTTCAGCGAGTTCGATGGATCTGAAGTCGAGTTCGGTCAGAGGTTGATCATAGATCTTGGCTGGCACATGAGACCATTTCATGTCTAGGATGGCAGCCATTCGACGGCCACCAGCTAGGAGGGTATACTTCTTATCGGACTTACAGTCGATTTTGAGGGACTCAGTAAGGCCTACGGCTACAGGAGTGATAAGGCCGTTTTTCTTGATCGAGTAGATCAACTGGCCTAGGTCACCGTAATCTTTCCTGAATCTATCCCCTATGTCTATGTCCTCGATGGGAACGTAGAGAAGTTGTGAAACATCTTGGGTCATGATTTGTACCTCTTGTATAGTTGCGCTAATGCGCAGGGTTTGCACTTAGTTGATTTTCCTTTCAGGAGATTGTCTCCTCTAACTTCTCTCACGTTACCGCAGGAGCAAGTGGCGATCCATCTTACGTGACCACCTATAGAAGGAGCCCTCTCTCCAACTTTCCACTCGCCAAAGATTCTCCCTTTGATGTTTGTCAGTGGCATCATCCCATCAAGCCCCTTATCAATTCTGCAGCCAATTTGGCCTTAGCTTCGTCGGTGAGGCCATTGGCATATTGGAAGAGATCTTGCTGCTTGAGGTTGCCTTTCTTAGGTGCTCGGGCTACCTTGGCAGGGGTACTCTTCTGCCTCGGTGCTGGGCGGAGTCTCCTCTGGGTTCGAATCCTTCCTAGGTGCTCGAAGAGTGCTGCCCTCGTCATGTGGGTTATGGAGATATTAAGGGATTCTATTGTGGCCATACCTACTCCTTCGGAATAGCAACTTGGGTGTAGACTTCTCCAGCCTTAGCCAATTGGACTATGTTGACGTGGCCTGAGATGATCGCCCCGACAGCGTTGAATCCTCCACGATTGTGGAGCTCGATGACTCCATCCAGGAGGGCCTGGAAGAGGAGTTTCTGAGTGCCATGGGGGAGGATGTCTTGGAGCTTGTTGAATTGATCCTGACGGACCTCCACAGATAGACGTGGACGATAATCATTACTGCTCATGATTTGGGTACTTACTTGTCATAAGTCCTCCACTAAATGTAGGGCAGGGGATAGTTAGTCCCCCACCCTTAAGGTTGAATGCTATGTTACATATTGTAACAAAGGAATAATTCTATACCTTCTCACTTACTACGTCCCAATCTTCAGCAAGAAGGTCTGTCTGAGATGCTAACCAGGGAACTCGTGCTCCAGGTGTGTTAATAGCATCTGTGGGATAGCTGATGTAGATGTAAGGGAGAGTCATTTTACTGTTAGCATCAGGAGTCTGGAGAGTAAGCCAGAGTCCCTTACCATTCCAACCAGATCTCTGGACACTATTTCCGTGTTTTAGTACATCTAAGGCTTCACCAAAATCCATATTAGATTCCTCCGATTTCTATGTTACATTACATAATGTAGCAAAGGCAGACAAGAGTCAATGGTTTGAGCTTTAGACTGGCACTGGTTACCACCTCTACCTTCCCTACAATCTATTAGTATGGGAAGCAGGACTCGAACCTGCAATGAGATTTCATTTGAGAACCATCGACCTAGAATACACTACCTAGACCATACCGGAAGCTCTCATATTCGCACGGGCGATGCGCAGCGTTAGCGGGGCCTTGTCCCCAACGTCCTGATCAACTGGCCTACGTGTCTCCACGCCTATCAGGTTTCCCGTATCTCTGTGCCATATATCAGCGTTTACCAATTTCGCCATTCCCATACAGTCTACTTAGGCCCCCGTGACGAACTTCTTCACTTCGTTCTGATTCCCGTATTGTTCTGAGTGGGAGACTCCCAAGATGGCATAACCCTCCTTGCCGACCATATTAGAGAAGTTAATTTCGGCAAGGCCGAAAGCTCTCTTGAAGCACTCAAGGTCCCACTTCACTGCATTCAGACGTTTGGGCTCCATCTCAGGAGTCGGGACCATGAACATTTTGCTCAGGCCCTTAGAGAATTCCTCATCAGGAATATCGAATACTGTAATGAAGAACTTATTTCCTGCTTCAGAAGTACGAATCACCTTGCCTTCGTTATCCTTCCTGAATCCCGTGATGCGAATTTTGTACTCGCCTGGTTCCACAGTAGTGGGCTCCTGAGAGTCACTGGTGTCGATGTCAAGGAGAGTCTCGTTCATTGCTGCCATTTCTTCGTCGAATTCGCTCATTGTAGTACCTCTTTAGAATGGGTTGGTGAGTTAGGGCTAAGGCCCAAAGGTGTTATTTACTTTTGGTTGAACAGTTCAAGGGCTCCACGGAGCTTGCCAATTACTTTGATTTTCTCAGGTGGATTTACCTCCTCGGTGATTGATATTAAACTGTTAATAGAGTCCTCAAATATAGATTCAAGGGACGTTTCAACATCCATGGCACAGAGATCCTCTTCAGTAGGACCTAAAAGTTTATCCTCTTCATCCAAGGGAAGATCGGGGTCATCTGGCAATGTTACTCTAAAGGTCATACTTACCTCCTATAATGCTAATTCGTTAAGTTTATGATCTCCACACCAGTCTTTTTCATAAACAACTGGGTAGCCATTCATAGTGGGAGCATGTCTACGACAGCGACCTACAGCACTAGTAATCTTATCTTCTCTGCCTATTTTTACAGCATACCACATGCAAGTCAAGCATTTCATTCCAGCGCTACGATGCTTCCAAGGATCTTCAGACATAACTACTCTCCTATAAGGTGAAATCACATTTTGAGTCCTTCAGGTCAACTCCTGAATAGTACTCGTCTATACGTCTGGACACTATGTCCAGATCATTTGGGATGCGATTGGGGAACATATCGTAAGGGGACTTTGCCGTGGTGTAGCCATTACTTTGGGTAGCGAAGTAGTACATTTGCTTATCATTTTCTGAGAAGACTTCACCAAATAAGACTATCGAGGAGAGTCCTTCTAAGGTCACCTTATCATCCAGAAGTTTGCCCAAGGTCTTCATCTTCCTCTCAGTGCCAGTGTCCTCTTCGTGGGTGAGGAAGAAGACTTTCAACCCCGGTCTTAACTTTGTAGTGAGAAGGATGATCTCGAAGATATTCTTAGCCATCATGGTAAACTTCTCGTAACCTTTCTCAAGGGCCTTCGTCATGAACTCCGTGGCCATGACGTAGTGGCCGTCGTCAATTACGAGGTTCTTCCACTTCTCGTTGCGGGAAACTTCCATCATAGTACTGCGGATCTTGGCAGCGTCAGTGGAGATTAGCATGTTGTCCTTCTCCTGGTATTGGCCACCTTTGGGGAAGGGAAGAGGTTTGCCTAGGATATTTATTAGGAAGGTTTCTTTAGGGTCGAGGTTGCGAATGGCTGTGGACTTGCCTCGACCAGACTTGGCTATTATGAGGATGAGCATAGATTTCTGGCCTTTGTATAGGGCGATTGCGTCAGTAGGGTCGAGATGATGATTGATTTCGGACATAGTTGGCCTCACTAGGTTAGTGTTATTTGGTGTTCTTACAAAGTCAATACTTCTCGAAGATCTTCTTCCAAGGGGTTCCAGTGGGAGACCTCCAGATCGGTAGGCATCCTTTCGATGTGTTGAAGAGGATTGGCGTGACTAGTGCACATATCAAGGTAGATACAGGTACGACCCCAATTAGTACAGCTGCGACCGTTCATTACGAAACACTTCATGATATCGTTACTAGGTGACGAGGCTTCAAGGTCTTCTACATCCCTGTAAATCTTATCCATCCAGGCTTTAGTGTTCTCCAGCCACTTATACATTTGCACATTCGAGAGCATGATCGGGAAGCGTTGGAGGATGTACTCGGGCTTTTTGGTCTTCTTCATACACAAGCAATTTATGATTACTCCACTTACTTTAGAGGGTGGTACCATACAATTTAGTACGTGGGTGTATGTCCCGACCTGGATGCCCATCATGTGTTCGTAGTAGTATCCGTCTCCGATATAGTTCCCTCCCTTCGTTTTATGTTCAAGAGAGCAATAGAGACCTGTTTCCTTATCAATAAGGACAGTATCCATCTTGAAGGCCAGTGCATGTCGGGGAGAGAGGGAGACAGTTCCTCCGAATTCAGTTTTGTAGACTTCGTATCTTGTGAGGTCATCGGGGTATGTTTTGAGGTATTGGATTAACATGTCGAAGAACCTAGTGGGGGTCTTCGGGCTATAGATCACATCAGTCTCTTCTGGGAAGAATGCTCGGTACTCCTGATTGAACATCTCCAAAGCTTCCATCACAGCTTCCACTCTGTACCCATGAAGGATGATGTGCTCCAGGGCAATGTGGACCGCTTTGCCGAAATGCAAGTGATTGTTAGGACGAGCACTCCGCCAACCCAACATATACTCATAGAAGAACATGCGGGGGCATGATTGGTAAGCTTGGACCTTCGTTGAGTCTAGGACATCTTGTGAGGGGTGGTAGGGTATGGGTAAGGTCATTTCTGTTTCTCCTCTATGAATCTAAGTATCCACTGAGCCACTATCACGGATGGGATCAGGGGACATAGTTCGATAATGGCTGCTATGCAGATCTCCTCAGAAATGCCCTCTTTGTACATGGATAGTACTTTCTTATATTGTTTGGCTGTCATTTAGATTACCTCCTACGTTCAGGTCCTTTTACATAGTAAATATCTATAGCGTATTCAAAGCCTTCCCAGTTATCTACCCCACCTTCTTGAAGAGCCTCTAAAAGATCTATCTTATCAAGAAGTTCTTCGTATTCTTCAGCAGATAGTAATACATCTGATTTTGGATCATTAGGATTTTCTCGTATCATAACTTGCCTCCAGGAGTTGAAGTTCTTTAGCCAAGGCCCAATTGTTAGTTATCCTGCGAACAGTGGCTAGGGCCACATCTAAGTTATACTTCTCAGAAGGTGAGATGCAATCCCTTTTACTAAGATTGGAAAGGGAAGCCTCCACTCCATGAATTAAGAATTTAGTCCAAGCCCGGCTCTGCGATAGTGAGGGTGGTGTCTTGAGTGAGTTCTTCAAAAGAGATCCTCCTTTGTTTGTAGTGACCCTTGTTGTCTCCTCCGATTTGGTAAATCAGTAAGTTAAGGACACCGTGTTTGATTGAGAACATACTACATAGAATGCTAGTCATCACCGAAGGGCCACTGACCAGGATGTAGTCCTCTTTTGTTGAGGATTGGATAACTGGCATGAAGGTCCTGTACATGCGACCTATGGAGAGGATGCTGATCTTGCCCGCGGTGAGATAGATCAACTCCCCGAAGCGTGTGGCATCTGAGAAGTCGTGATAACTTTTGTTAGGGATGAAGACTTTAGTCATTTGAATACCCTTGGGATTTGAGGAAGTCTAGGACATCTGACCAGGGTACTAAACATATTGGATAACTGTTTATAGTACCTGCACAAATGCATAGATGAGTCCTTTCTGGAAAGTCATCTTCCAAAAGTGTAGAGATGTAATAAGAAGCAAATCCTGTAGGATCTCCATGAAACTTAATGGTATCTCCTGAGGGTTTCTCTATTATTTCCATAGTAAGAATTTTATCAGGCATCTCGATAATTCTTTTATTTATATATTTATTGGAGGTCTTATCCCAATCTCCTACCTCACGACTCCAAGTACTGTTTATCTCTTTTGTTTTCATAAGGGTCTCCTTGGTTGCTATGTTACAAAATGTAATGTAGCAAATGCCTCCTACTGAGGAAGGGTTAGATAATTCGTACTGCTCTACTGAATAAGGGAACTCGTTTCTTATCAGACATGGTTTGGTACTCAACCTCAAGATATGAGTCCTTGATATAGTGGGGAGCATCAAGCCACATTTCCCAAATCTGAATTCTCTTCTCATGAGTTAACTTACCTGCCCCTACTGAGAACTCCGTCCCCATGTCGTCGATACAGTTGAAGCCACCGACCATGCCCTTAGGCTTACCATCGGCACTAATGGCCTCATACACTCCAGTGATAAGATACTCGTCCTTAGCCTTAGGCTTGAACTTCATCATTGCCGGAGATCTTCTGCGAAGATAGGTGGCATCTACATGCCTAATGATGAAACCCTCATAACCAAGTCCTATGAACTTCTCATAAATCTGGTAGATCTCTTCTAGGGTGTTGGCCATATGAGGTTGGACCAACTGTAAACAGGGAGGAAGACCGTTTGACCTGAAGCGCTGATTCAAGGAGATTAACCTATTGATCTGACTCCCCTCTGTGATGATGTCGAATAGATGGAGTTGCATAGCACCATAGTTAGGATGCATGGTGGAGGTGGTCGAGACCACACTGTGGATTTCAGCCCAGGTCCAGCCATGGACATAGAGTTCACCATCAAACTCACCCTGGGGGAGAAGGAGGCCGGCCTCATTGATGTGAGGAACAGATGATATGATTTCCTCTGTTGAGGAGAGGAGGAGGCACCTATCTCCCTCGTGAATAAGGCGGCATCTCTCCCCGTTCAGCTTGGGCTGAAGGATGTAAGGTGGGGACCATCGCAGACTGAATCTTCCTTGATTCAAGAGTCTTCGTTCTTCGAAGGGGTAAGCTAACTGTATCCCCGAGCGTGGATTGGACATTAGTGACCCTCCTTCAACTCTCCTGAAATCCTAACGAGGTTGGATAGGCAGAATATCTCAACACCGTTGAGAGTGGCGACCAATTTGGAGGAGTAAGTGCCGGCGTCCCACACTTCTTCCTTGAAATCTAGAAAGAGTCTGAGAAAGGTGCCTTCTTCCATATGAATTTGTTTGGGATGGTTGACTAAGTAGACTCCCAGGATTCCGTGAGAAGGTGGGGCCTCACTCAATAATGAGGTAAGTTCGGAGAGGAATTCTAGTTGAGTTGTCATAATGTGCTCCAGTAGGCCAAGGACCTAAGGTGTGTTATTTACATTAATTTGTGGCAATCTGAGGGAGAAAAATCCCCATCCCTGCACAAGTCAAGGATGAGGATCATTACTCCAGGGTTAATACTAGGGATTATTAGTCGACAGCTACGCCGAGTTCTCTCAAGTATTCCTTCTGCTTCTCGGGGGTCCACGTAGCGAAGGCAGCCTTGACGGCCTGAACTGGGTCGACCTGAGTCTTCTCTACTGCTACGCCGAGGACGTAAGTGGAGATGAATTCCTGGATCTTTTCAGCAGAGAGGCCAGCCTTGAGCTTGGCACGAATGATGCCCTGAATAACCACTCGGGCATTGGCTTTGAACTGAGAGAAGACTACGTCGGCGCCAAATTTCTCGGAGGCAGCTTCGATAGAGTCCCCAAGATCGTAGTCCACCTGACATTCCTGCCATACGGCCTTACCCTCGCCATCGAGTACTGCATTGCCATTCTCGTCCTTTACCTGATACCGTGCTGAGATTGCTTCCATTGCCATGATGTTACCTCCAGTTGATCTTGTTATTTGTGGGCTAGATGCCCGATTAAGTAGGAAAGAGACAGGATTCGAACCTGCATCACTATCCGAGTGTATTTCATCCCCGAGTCGAACGGGGCTAGGAGCTACCTAGCGTCTATCCAATTTCGCCACTCTTTCCTTTTCTTACTTGCCGTCACTATGACGACGATTAAATGGAGCACGATGTGTTCCGATTGAATGGCCATTATACCATGTTGGTTGGGTATGTCAACAACTAATGGAAATTTATTTCCATCCCTATAGGGTGGTAGGATTATGAGGGTCTAGTTCAATATCCTCAGGACCTTCGTCCACTTCTCGGATTACCCATCTAGTTTGCATTAAGTACTTGGCTGCACTAGAGTCTAATTCATAAGTGATTTCTCTATCTTCTGAGTTAGCCTCTTCCAAGGCCTCCTCAAGTGAGTTAGCTTCTACTGTGGTGTAAGCAGTGAGTGGGACCTTGGCTACAAAGTGATAAGTAGGCATAGTAGATCTCCGTGGGTGAGAGTTGCGTAGAGGAATAGTAGGGTCATAAGGATTCCTCCATTGGTATAGGCTTAATTAAGTGAGTAAGTCTGGGCCAAGGTTGAGAGTGCCACATTACCTCCACTATGCTAGGATAACAGTAAGCCAGACTGTAGTAAGTGGCATCCTTAGGCACAGGAGTTGAGTTCTCCATAGGGTTAGGGTGGAAGGAAACTCTATTGTTTTGGATAGTGTAGTACATACTATAGTCCCTTAGGCAATCCTGCCGGCTCAGATGGTTGACACTTGCAGGTTATGGAACTCAGGAGTTCCTCGATGAAAGCAGCCCTCTCGTCCTTGTTGAGGGAGGCCAAAACTTCTTTCATTTGATCAGCCTTGGGCATGGAACTCCTTGTGTAGGAAGGTTGAGTGGTTGGAGTGTGTTTGGGGACTCTCTTTACGAGGCCTGAGAGTTCAGCCTGCCTGATGATGATAGCAGTTTGGAGCTCGGACCACTTCTTTCTTTCAGCCTTGGCTTCGACTAGTTCGGCCTCAAGTTGGCGTTCCCAACAGAGGGAGTCTGTGAGGGAGGCTCGCACTGAGGCCAGGGCACTACGGAGTGTGGAGAGTTTGGTCATCCTATTAATGGATTGCTTTGTTACATTTTGTAACGTAGCAATATCCTCCCTAGGTGAGGTGTCAGGTCCTTGGGGAAGGGATATGGGACAGGCCTCAGATAGGGGTGCATACTCCTTGGTGCTAGTTCTCTCTTCTCTATCAGTAATCATTTGATCTCCAGTGCTGCCGCTGGCAGCGTGTGTTCTTAAGTGTTCCAACCCATTAGGGCTACCAGTTGTTATACTCCGAAGGCGCAGGTACTATGACTAGGATATCCTCCAGAACTTCTAGAGATTGTTCTAGCATCCATAACTCCCTTAATTATACCTTTACGGTATAAGGTGAAGAGTCTTCTAGTCTCTGTGATTTCACCTTTACCTTTAATGAAATTAGGAGAGTTTTTCATCTTAAGACAGTGAAGATACTCAGAGGGATTGCTAGCATCTACAATGGTTATTCCAATGTCTTTGACACAAGCTACTACACGACCCTTGTATTTAGTTCCATCTGCTGCAATGTAAGTTATGATTTTATCCTCAAACATGGTAAGTCTCCTCTGGTTATCCAGTTATTTCATCAAAACACAGTTCACACAGTCCTGAGATGGAGTACTCTTTTCGGCCGGCAGGAGAGTAGCACCTAGGCCCTGCTAACTTCTTACAATTAATGCACACTCCGATTTCCTTAGCCCTGGATAGAGGGATGCCGAAGAGTTGGCGGGCGAGATCTTCTTGTAGGGCCTGCAGTGGAGCACTAACGTGCTGAGGTTCAGAGCTCATTTCTCCATCTCCATTTGTTGAGGTTATATGCATTTACAGAATCCCAGTGGTCACTTAATTCTTGCTGGTATCTTTCAGTATTTATCCAATTTCTAGCCTCTTCTTCCGTTTCAAATACCCGATTGAGATTGTTTACGTAAGATTCATTCTCATATTCAATACCTATATCGGACAAGTAACAGTCCCATATCCATTCCCTAGCAATATTATATATTGAGGCTTTAGGGATATAGATTGCCGTAAATCTTATTGTTGATATACTACCAATACATACAGCATAGTATGTTTGTCCGATGACTATATCTTTTACGTGGATTCTGTTCATAGTAGGCTCTATAGTTATTCAATAGGAGGTACTTCTCCAAGTGCTTCGAACATCCCCTGCGTCCTACTTGTTTCATCTTCAATCCTCCCTCCGAGTTCCTTAAGTAGGCGTTCATTGAGGAGGGCTTGGGCCTGTAACAATTCGGGTGAATCATTTCCTACGGCAGCATCCTTTCTCCCCCTTGAGTGAAGTTTGATCTTCTCTACAGGATCTAAGAATGTCTGGAGAGAATTAGGGTTAAGTTTGCCTTCTTTGGCCAGGGCCTTGAGGACATTAGTCCTCTGGACACCTTGGGTCATGAGGCCAGTTGTGGCCAGGAGTTCTGAGGCAGCCTCCTGACTGTCTATGAAGTCTACCATATGGCTAGTTACTAACATCTCTGCAAAGGATTCGAGGGAGAGCCTGGCTAACTCACTGATTGAGCGAGGTGATTCCCCTGCTCCACGCCAAAATGCGACTAATGTCGCCAGGTGCCTCATGTCAGCACGGGTGGAGATGGCAAGGGTGGCCTTGCGTGTGTGGACTTGGTCTAATTTAGACATAATTACCTCTGAATACAGTTGGAGATAAATTCTCTCAGTGCCCAATTATGAGAGACATCATTCTTACGAATACCAAGAGAATGTTTCATCTCTGGAATGATTTCCTCAGGATCAGTAGATCGAGAAGATTGGACCATCTTAATGTACCCAGCCTTCTTGTAAGAATTGAGAGAGTGAATAGCACGAGTAGTGGCTTCGATGTAACGGATTTCTTGTGACTTCATAGCAGTAGCTCCATAACAAGGGTTGATAAGTGTAGGGATTCAGACCTTTGGTCTGCCCTGTGGGACGGTGGACCTTGGGCCATTTGCTATATTACATAATGCAATGTAGCAAATCAGCATTGCTGAACAGGTCAGCACTTGGGTGATTGCTTAAGCAATCCTACGATAATTTCTTCAATGAATTATCAACTTGCTGCATAGCCCAGTTTAGTTTGTTATCAGGTATTTCATCCACTACATCATTTACATCCATTGCTTCAGTTTCTTCCACAGTTCTCATGGTAGGAATTAGAGAGGTTAAATTATCTGGATTTCCTCTACCATACATTAACTTGAATATTCTCTGATAACTTGGAGGAAGCTTTGCAAGACCTTCCTTGAGTTGATCTCTAGCAAACTGTTGCAATTTAGGATTCATGGTAATCTCCATTAGGTAATGTTGAATGGGAGGATAGGATGAAGGTGATTGCTATATGCAATCCTACAAATCCTTAGGTAACTCTGGTGATAGTGCCTCAATGAGTGGTGCAAATACTTCGTGGGCAGCATGACTACCAAAGTAAATGAGGAGGCACACGACTGCTGCAGCCCCAAGGCTCCACAAGACTCCTAGGCACACAGCTTCTGTGGACATTGTAGATAAGGGTGTGAAGGTATTCTTTTGAGAGGAACGAGAATTAGTTTTCATGTGATTCTCCTAATGGTTGAGATAATTTGGGACACTTGCCCTGGAATATCTTCAGCATCTCAAAGGCATCTGCCATACTAGCCATTCTAAACCAGCTTTTGGGCATAGTGCTACGGCCCTGTACGTAGTGAAACCATACGATGTCAGGAGGATCTACAGCAATCTCTGCTACGAGTTTACCCTTCTCATACAACTCATACATGATGAAA